GAAACAGATTCAGAAAGATCAACACTAACAACTTGAATTTCTTCTATTTCTATTTCTGCGATTTCTATTTCAACAGATTCATAACTTACTTCTTCAATTTCAATAGGTTCAAAATCAAATCCTGTATCAGTTTCAACAGGCATATTAGAATCAAAAATATCTTCAACAATATCTATAACTTCCTCTGGTGCATCAATATTATAAGCGACAAACATTTCAACACTCGTTATCGTTTGTTCAACAATGGTACTGATAACATTATACAAAATCCGAACGGAAACGTCGTCGAACATGGGTCCAATGGCAAGATTTATATCTCTACCGCCTACTTCTATAATGACAGATGTAATACTTCCTGAAAAGTCAAATCCACCTTCATATGATTTATAACCACTATTTGTGCCACTCGCACTTAAAATATCTGTTCCACTAAATACATTTGTCGTTCCGTTCTTTCCTGTAATATGCATATAGATAGAATCTTGAGCATCTTGTTTTTCTACTTTGATTGTATAATTAGTTCTGCCACCATGAGTTATATTAAGATCAGAAACATTTACAGTTTGAATAAATGTCGTTCCCATTCCAGAAACTCCCATTGTACTTGTTCCATTTCCACTGCCTGTAATCATGGCGCATTTATCAGTTCCTAATTGACCACATGAAGAGCCACTAGGCATAGATGCAGGACCCTGTCCCCCCCAGTCAATATCCATATCGCCCTCATATTTTGAAGTAACAAAATCGTTATCGCCATCTAATAAATCGCTAGAGTCTTGATTAGCGACTGTTGTCGTTGTCGTAGTTGTCGTAGTTTCGGTTGTAGTGAGTATTCCGTCTGCTTGAAATTCAATAGTTTCTATGCTGGATTCTTCAATGATTTGTTCGATCGTAGGAGTACATAATCCTACTGTATCAGTTGTACAATCTACAGCTTTGCTAGAAAATGATAGGCACACCAATATACATAGCCATGCCGACAATAACAAATTTTTCAAAATCATTTAAATCCCTTACGGTTTGTTCTTTTTCTTCTATTCTAGCCTCTGTAATATTCTGAAATATTAAGCTACCTTCTGGAATATCATCTAGATTTGATTCCCAACCTTTCCTAGCATCTTCCCCTATGCTTGCATTATAAGGGCAGTATGTGCCTGCATTCCACATTGCGTCAAAAACTCGACTATCAGCACAAAGAGTTGATATTGCCGCCACCTTCATGCCCATTGCGTAAAGTGAGCGTGATAGCTTAAGTCGTTCGCAATTTTCGTCACGGACTGTAACGCCTGAGGAAATTCCAAGTATTTGAGTCTGCACAGCTCCTGCTACAGCTGTCTTACAAATATCTGAATTATTTACTACTACACTTGGCGAATTCGCTGTGGGAGGAGTACTATTCGTTACTACCGTACTACTGACAGTATTCGTCTCAGCCATAGCTGAGTTCATCATACTATTAAGAAAAAAAATAATTATGGCTGCTAATATTATGCCTATAATAAAAGGACTTTTCATATAACATTTCTATAATGCATCTATTTGAGATTGTGTTGGAGCATCAACACCATCAACATTCCAAGTAAGAATATAATCATTATCTACTTTTACTTTGCCACTAGGGGGTGCAACACCGTCATTTTGTAAAACTACATTACCATTTCTAATTTCATTAATATCTTTGCTATTATTTTCTAAATATTGAATAACTTTTAATGATAAACTCATGCTATTTTATATCCTCCCCAAAATGCAGTTGCTTTACCACTACCTATTTTGAGTGTTCCAGAACTATCCTCTATGTAGTGATATAACTCTAAGTAATCATTTGCTGAATATTGAGCAACATAACTACTAGACATACTAAAATAAGATTGATAACCAGCAGTTTCATAACGAAGAAAAGCACTTTCATCACCCATAGATGATTCAGTTGAACTTCCATTTACATAAACTTTAACCATAAAATTATTTGCAGAACTTGCCAATAATTGTGTGTGATAATAAACATAATAAAAACCGTCTGAAGGCACTACATATTTTGAGTTCGTTGCATCGTAATTACTTCCGGGATCGTATGCCTCTGTAGTAAAATTAGTTCCTTTTGCCCAAGTTACATGTGATAAAGTTTGTTCACTACCAGCATTGGCTCGCCATGCAGTTCCGCTCATATCTACTCCACCAGCACCAGAAACTGTGCCTGTAAATGCAAAAGTATCTGCTAAATTAATACCTCTTGATCTTGCTTTAATTAATGTCATCTATTCCTCTTTTGGATATTTATCTTTAATTGGTTTAATGTGATCTGTTTTCCATTTAGTTATACCATTATGATAGATATAATCTAGTTGTTCTTCCCAAGATAAATACTCGGTTTTTCTATTTGCGTCTGCTTTTGCATTGTTTTCAAGTTTTGTTGCTTGTGTATCTAACGCTTTTAGTTGGTCTATTGTTGGTTGAGCTTTACCTAAAGCTGTAGCATCCCAAAAAGTTATCACTGGAGTGTTTTTATCTGTCCACTCTATTGTTATTTCTTTAAGATAATCTGGCTCACGACCGATATAAGCTATTAAATTATAATTAAAATTATCTGCCATTTTACGTGTCCCCCAATCTTATGAATGTTACGTGTGTTTTATTGTAACCTGTGTTACCAAGAAATTTTATAGGGTTTGCAATATAAGCTCCCATTTTTACTTTTATATTACTTGTGTCGCTTACATCTAAAAAATATGTAGTGGCTGTTGAATGATAATATTCTGCACCAGTAGAAAAATTTGAGTCACTTCCATGAGCAAATTGGCTATAAGAACTATTATTTACAGTTACTCCAATTTCTGCCAACATATAAGTTAGAGCATAATTTGTGCTAGAATTTCTATTAGTCCAATCTAATTGAAATCTAATGTAATATTTTCCTGTTGACGGAAAAGTAAAAACCCCAGATGATTCAGACATTCCTGTACCAATTTTTTCAAACTGAGCATTATCTACTCTTTCCCAACCTGATGTTATATAATGTCTACCAGCTGAGTTCCAATCAGTTGTTTCATTTGTACTAACTCTCCATTGATCAACTTCTTCAATTCCACCTCCAGCATCAGCAAAAGATAAATTACCTGAACCGTCAGTTTTTAAAAATTTATCTGCACTTGGTGCAGTAGTTGGAAAAGTTAAAGTATAAGATTGACTTGCACTATGCGCAGGACTTTTTAATTTTATTCCGTGGCTGTTCTGCGAGCAATTAAGTTGTAGAGTTCCGTCAGTAGTTCCGTCGCCTTTTATTTGTAATCCTGCAGCACTTGAAGTTGAGACAAAATTAGTTTTTGCGTTAGTGACAGTTGCATCGCTTGGAGTACCAATATCTAAAACATTACCTAATGCTAAAACAAAATCAATAGAATCACTTGAAGCTAAAGAACTTGAAAATGTCAGAGTTGATCCGCTTACTGTATAACTACTCCCTGCTTTTTGGATAACTCCGTTTAGCGACACAAGTAAATGATTCGCTGATTCTGGTACGAAAGCTGTTGAATCTAATGTTAAACTATAGCTTGCTGTTGCTGATGCTGTAAGATTGTCCAGCATATTATAAGCACCTACTTGTGATTCTTTACCTATAAATGGCATAAAACTTTATTCCTTTGGGTAGGCATCTTTTACTGCCTTTATTGATTTTGCCCATTCGCCTGTCGCATCTAATTTTCCTGCTAACATATCTTTATATAATAAATCTAGTTGATCGCCAATGCTACCATAAGAGTTTTTACGTTCAATACGGATTCCTGCATTATTATATTCTTTAGTTGCATTTGTTGATAATGCATCTAATTCACTATCAGTAGGTCTATCTAATTCTGATACATTCCAAGTATGAATATAATCACCTGATCCCTCGTTTCTTAATTGAATATTAGTAAACTCTGATTCTGTTTTACCATTTGCCTCTAAATATAATTTTACTTTGTAATATAAGTTATCCACTAAGACTCCATGCCTGTTATTCTGAATCCCTCAAACCTTGTATAATCATCATTTGAGTCGGTTGTTCTACTTTGTCCGTAGTTATGAAAAACATAAGCCTCAAAATAATCGTCTGTATCAGCAGTTACTATTCCACTACAACTAACCACTGAAGATATTTGTATATTACCCCCTGCAACATGACGCTCTGCTAACTCTTTGTTGCCATTTTTAAAAATTGCAACGTCCATATATTCGCCTGCACCATTCGCATAGTACAATAAAACACTAGCTTTTATAAAATATTTTCCTGCTACTGCTGGGGTAAATTTATGTGATGCAAATGTTCCGTCAGAATCAAAAACCTCAGTTCCCCACTCTAGTTTTGTCTCTGTGCTATTGTTAATAGTTTGATTTCCACTTTGTTTTACATGAAAAGCAGGCGTGTTAGATATATGTTTTATATCTAATCTTTTTAAAGTTCCTGCATCTGATAAAACTATTTCATCTGTCGATGCAGGTTGTACTGCTAATTCTGTTGCACCAGTTATACTCGTTACATCAAAACCTCCACCTACATGACTCGCATCAATTCTTTTTAATGTGCCACCATCTGAAATTAAAAATTCGTCTGTGTCTGCTGGTGATTCAGCTAATGCAGTAAAACCAGATATCGCTGTATCGCCAATGTGATCGCTATTAATAATATCGTTAGCGATATCAGAACTTGTTAAAGGTGCTTTTGTTGGTTGTTTGCCTATAAAACCCATTTATGTTCCTATGTTATCTCTAATATACTTAAAGTTGCGTCTATCTTTGCAGAAACTGAACAATCTATTTTCATTATATCAGTTGTTTGCATTACATATTTACCACCAGATAAAACTTCTAATGAACTTCCTGCTGGAATCTGTACATCTTTGATTAATAAAACTGTTTCATTTGTTTCTGTGTCGCTTGTATCTGAAACTAATTGTACATCAGCAGTTACGGAAGTTGTATGAATATTACAAAGTGTTAATCCAATAACAACTGTAGTAGTAGATGAAGGTACTGTATAAAGTGTTAAGGGAGTTCCTGCACTTGCTGGCATAGCTCCGTTTGTCTTTACCTTAAAAGTATTAGCCATGTTTTACTCCTATCCTAACGCAATCGCTAATGGCAAAGCATTTGGGTCAGTTTCAGAAATAGTTCCTGTTACCGACATTGTGCTTGTCAAAGCATTACTTGAAATATTTAATTGTAGAATTTCAACATTATCTGTTCCGTCATTCATCTTTAATTTTAAAACTCCACTTGTTGCTGTGTCAACCCAAAGTGTGCCTGCGGTAGCTGAACCCGGTGCTGAACTTCCACTATGTGAAGAATTAATCGCCGATAATATGTTGTTTAATTCCGTGCGGAACGCACTGAATCCTTGGTTTGCTAAACTTACATCACTTACTTGTGCCATATCTAATCTATATCCTTTTCTGTTTAACTTTGCAACCCATAACCTTTAGCAATATAATCAAAAGTACGATCAACTGCTGAGCCACTTGAATTTACAAATGCAATAGTAAAACCATTAACAGTTTTTGATGAAATTGTAAATGTATCTCCTGTTGCCATATTTTGAGCTGCAATACCTATCGCAGGAACTGCATAGAACGGATTTGTATATGTTATTGTTCTAGTTCCTGATGAAGTTGTTAAATCATTTTGTGCAAATGTTCTTTCCTCCATGTTAAGTTTTATAGTCATAGTTTTTACATTACTAGATGTTTGATCATCATCATTAGTAAGTTTTAATCTAAATTTTGCAAACTTAAATTTAAATGTAGCTGATTGTGTTATATCTACAAATGTCGTGCAATTAGCAAGACTAGATGTTGATGTTGCGACTTGAACTCTATGAAAAGCATGTATTTGCTCAGTACCGTCAAACGGTGCCTTAGCTGAGTCAAAAAATAATGCACCTCTACCACTATCAAATAAATCATATGGATTTTCTGCATCAAGTGTAATTGTTGGCTCAATATTTCCGTCATAGATTTGAGCTAATGATAAACTGTTAGTAAAATTGTAAAAACCTTTTGCATCTCTATTAGAATTATTAAAACTAGGATTTGATGTTGTATCAGTTCCTCCTAATTCAAAATCGCCACTAGGACTATCAAAGTTTCCAACAGTATCATCAAAATTAGTAACAGTATCTAAAGTTAATACAGTATCGCCTGATGCATCTATTTTTACTGCTAAAGGTAAACTTGCGTCCATATTATCTGCCGCAGTAAATATATCTGGAGTTTCTGTAAATGTTGATATTGTTTGATAAGCTTGAATATCAGAAATATTTGTTGTGACTATTGTAGCTTCAGCAGAAGTATTTCCGTTCTTGTCGACTGCCTTAATTAAGTATGATCCGGTGCGTGCAGGAACGACTGCATTATCACATTTTCTTCTCGGACATCTTACTAAATTTGTCGAATTAAGCCACTTTGCGCCTGTTGTTACATTTTGATACCTAATTTCATAAAAAGAAATATCTAAGTCACTATTTTTGCTTGGTGGCGTCCATGTAAGCTTCATGTGATTTTGTCCATGCATTTCTACTGCGAAATCTTCTACATTACTAGGAGCTTCAACTCCTCCGACTATAGTTCTAGTTGTTGATATAAATGTTGATTTACTACCAATAGTATTTACAGCTCTAACTCTTACTTGATACTCTGCTCCGTCAATAACATTTAAGTGTTGATATTCTAATATTTTACCAACTGCTATTTCTCTAAATGAATCAGTAACAGTCGCACCGTTTTGATCTTTTGTTTGTTTGATTTGAACTTCATAATTATCAACAAAACTATCTGGCGAAACTCCTATTGTT